CACAAGTTATTCCTTTGAAGACCCAAGGTACAAACAATTATTATACTGGCACTGTTGCAATTGGCGTTATTCTTAGCGATATTAACTACTGGATAAACAACCCAACCGATCCTTTTAACAGCGGATCTTTGGTTGGTGGACTAGAGGCTGTCGCTGGACCTTCATACAGTACGGTAACAAGCTGTCCTGTTTCTGGCCCGACTACAACTTCTACAACGCCTTGCCCCTTAGGAAACCAACTACAGTTTAACACATTGACATTTGGCCGTGACGCCCAAATTTATGTTAAGCCCTCAACAATTGCACAAACAATTTTTGGCTTCCCAACAACCTCTGGTGTTGGTACAACTCCCGTCGGTCTTACCAGTTCGTTAACACCTTGGTGTCTTGGACTGATTCGTGGCGATGCCAACACTACCGGTGCTGTTTCCTTGACAATTAATGCAAGCACACCCGGCATTGAAGGCAACTCAACAACAATTCAAATCAGTAATAGTCTTACCGAAGGAACATTCCAACTCCAAGTGTTCACTAGAGGCGTATGGGTTGAAAGCTGGGGCAATCTTACCAAAAATGCTTCGGCAACAAACTATGTAACAAATCAAATAAATCTATATAGCAATTACATAAGCATTGTAGATAACACATCTGTTTTGGCTCCTCCAGCAAATACACTAAATACTCCATTAGTTCTCTCTGGTGGTACAGACGGTATGCCAGCTGATCCCGGTCTCCAAGACGAATTAATCATCGGTAATCCTTTAGCTATGAGTGGCTTGTTTGCATTAGGCGAAGTTGAACAACTCAATGTCGATTTGATTGCTGCACCCGGTCGAACGTCAACTGATGTTGTTTTGGCACTCATTAACTTAAGCGAATCCGTTAGAAGAGATTGTTTGGCCATTATCGATCCACCGTTTGGATTCGGAGTTCAAGAAATCATCCAATGGCAAAATGGACAATCAACTTCAAACTACGTACCATTCAACAGCTCATTTGCAGCATTGTTCTGGCCATGGGTTGTTATCTATGACACATTTAACAAAAAGCCTGTTTGGGTTCCACCATCTGGTTCAATCTTAGCAACCATGTCAAGAAGCGATTCACTTAGTTTTCCTTGGTTTGCAGCTGCAGGATTAACAAGAGGCGTTGTTCCCAATATCATGGACGTGTTCTATCGCCCAACACAGGCTGAACGTGACCAAATGTATGGAAACTTTAATTGTGTAAACCCGATTGTTCAGTTTGCTGCCACCTCTGTGGCCCAAGCCGCAAACTCAACAGGATTCTATGTTTGGGGTAACAAGACATTACAACGTCGTCCAACTGCTCTGGATAGAGTAAATGTTCGAAGGTTAATGATTCTTGTTGAAAAATCAATTTCTGCTATGGCCAAGAATCTATTATTTGAACCAAACGATGCAACAACGAGGGCTTCTTTCGTTCGTCAGGCAAAAGCAATTCTTCAGGAAATACAAGTAAACCGTGGTATAGACCCCGGTACAGGAAGCAGCCCCGGCTTCTTTGTTCAGTGTGATGAACAATTGAATCCGCCGGCAGTAGTTGACAGAAATGAAATGAGAGCGAAGATTGGTATCAAACCAGTTAAAGCGCTTGAGTTCATTTTTATCGAGTTCACAATCCTAGCTCAAGGTTCGATTGTAACTCCGCTTGGAACTAATATCTAATTAAGGAGTATAAACTATGGCAAATATGGGCATTGGTCTTCTGGGGAACCCCGGAACAGTATTTAAAAGAAAGTTTCGCTGGACATTTGAACTAATAGGAACTGCTGCAGGCAATATTCCTGCGATGTTTGTTAAAAAAGCAGCTCGTCCCAACGTAGGTGGAGAGGAAACAGTCATCAATTTTCTAAATGGTACAACTTGGATTCCGGGCAAATACAAACCCGAAGAACTAACCGTTACCTATTATGATATCGGATATGTTGGTGCTGGTGGAGGAGACACACCAAGCGCCGGCGATGCCGCCATTGCTGGAATTGCTGCGCTCTACACTTATATCGCAACATTGTATGATATGGAGAATCCAGCAAGAATGAACCAAGCTGGTATTGCTGCTGGCTATTGTGCGGAATACGGTTTACTAACAATGCTCGACGGTTGCGGAACCCCAATCGAACTGTTTAGTTTTAATCAGCCATGGCCAAAAAAAATCAACTTTGGAGAATTGGATTATAGTCAAAATGATGAATGTAATATTGAATTGACCATGAGATATCAATCATTTACATATCAAGCATTGGGTTGTGCAGTTCAGCCCCAGAACGTTACATGCATCGGCTGCGAATAAAACAAATTTAATTATTTTGTTTACTCAAAAATTCTCTGTCGAAAACATATTCGACAGAGAATTTTTTATTAAAAATTTCTATATAAAATAATGGCAGAATCATTAAGTAAAAAAATATCATTTCTCGGCACATCACCAATATTTACTAATACTACAATATTCAAAAGATCATATTTGTTTTTAACAACATTTCCAGATCTTGAAGAATATACGATTAAAACCCTACCGCCAGAAAAAGCTTCAAGACCAACTTATGAATTTACATCAAAATCATACGAACATTTAACACAAACAATAAGTTATCCATTAAAAATGAAATATCAACAAGTAGAGTTTACTTGGTATGATATTGTACAAGACCTCAAAAATCCAACCAATGTTATTTATAATTGGATTTCAAAATTTAATAATCCGGAAACCGGATACCAAGGATCTCCCGCAAGATTTAAAACAAGAATACAATTAGGCATGTATACATCAGAAGGAGAAATTATTGAAACATGGATATACGAAGGCGCATATCCAGTAAATGTAAGATTCGGGGCAGTAGACATGGCCAACATGAACTGTATGACAATTACTGCCACATTGCAATATGATAGAGCATATTGGATTTCTAGGCTTGGTGGTGTGAAGTGACATGCTCCCCCGGCTAAAGGACGGGGGGGGTTTCTGGGCTGCTTGGCCTAAAATTCATCTTGATTCGTACTTGTTGAGTCGTCCAAGAATTGATCAGACTTAATAATTTCTCTGAATTTCTGTAACAGGAACTCCAAATCTCTTGGCTTACAGTTTAGCATTCTACATGCTCCACTTTTATTTAACCTGCCCTTTTTCGTGTAAACCTTACTTTCATTCATCAACAAGATGTCTATAATATCTTTGAATCCGGCGCTTTCAATTTTGTCTATAAGCTCTTGGTTTTCCAATATATCAATGAAATTAGACATATGATTTCTTTCTGTTTAAGATTTTTGACGCCCTCGTAGGTTCCAAAAAAAATAAAGACCTACACTATAATTATAATCGAAAACCCGAATGCCACCAACAAAAATTTAAAAAAAACTAATTTGCCACTAAATTAGAATATGAAAGTTGAATATTTAAACAATAAAAAATTCGAAAGTGTTATAATCGAATTTCAAAAATGCAAAACACAAAAGATGAAATATGATCTACTATGCTCAGATATGGAATTTCATAAATGCACAAATAACAAAAATAAACAATCAATTATAATTCCAGAAGGAGAGCCATTAAAATCTCAAATAGCATTTGAGATAGCGCAAGGAGAACTTGCAAATGCATTTCATATGTTGTCCCAAAATATTGTTAGGTATGCAAAATTTAATCACATAGACGAGGATGATGCAGTGCAAGAAGGCGTAATGATTTGTTTTGAAAGAGTTGATAGATTTAATCCATCGAAAGGCAAAGCATTTAATTACATGACAACGTGCATACTTAATCAATTCAGGCAGTTATATAGAGCTGCAAAGAACCATCAAGATTTAAAGAAAAAAATAAGCGAATTATATCAATTAAAATCTGGTTCTGCCGTGCGGAGACGAGGAAAAGACAAAAATGCAAAACCATACGAAAAGTGAAAAAGATTTTTTTGTACAAGCTGTTTCAAACCTTTCAAAGTTTTTTGCTTTTAATGGAAACAAATCATATATTGTACAATGCTACGAGGATTTAAATAAATCAGGATTACATGAACAATCTGAAAAGATGAGGAAAATTTGTGAAAGCATTAATCTCCAGCAGGATTGAAAAAAACACAATATCAACTATTGAATCTCTTAATGATACATTTGATGAAATATACATTGTTGGCGAGAAAAAATTTAACCATGAAAAAATTACAAAATATTTTGAATTAAAAAATGAAAATAGGTCAGGTGATTTAAACATTGTAAAACACAGGCTCCCAGATGGAGATTATTTTTTCTTTCGAGATGGAGAAAAGTTAATAACTTCGCAATTTGAAAAATATGCAAATAAGGGAGGGGTTGGTATTGCATATAAAGACTTCATAAGAAAAGAACTAAGAATATGTAAAAGAGATGATCTGAGGTTTGATAATTGGCATTCGGAAATGCTGCTAGGAGACTTTGCCGTAAATCCAACATGCTTTATTTCTGCGCCGACAACAGTAGAGTTGCAAGACGAACAAAAGTGGATAACAGAAGAGCCAACAAATAGATCTGCTCAATTTTATCAGGTAATTAATTTATATTACACAAAACAATATGATAAGTTTATCTCAAATGCGGACCACCTATTATTCACACACAAAATGCCATTAGAAAACGAATTATGGCTACTTTTGTACATGTCTTATCTTTATTTTTTCAAATATAATTTGCCAAATGAAGGAGTAAGAGCAATATCTCTGGCGCTTTGTAAAAAACCAGAAATGGCAGAATTTTGGTGTATTGTTGGGGATTATTATTACAAAAACAAAATGATAGAAATGAGCTGCAAATGCTACAACTACGCATTGCAGGCTGGAAAACTTCGGGACCCATCAGATGTATATTTTATGTTTCCTAAAAAATATAAAGAACATCCAGAATCTGTTTTAAAAGAAATTTCTTTGATCAATAAATAAAATCGAGTTCATTTACTACAATTGTAGCTTGGTCTTCATATCTGGCAATTGCTATTTGTTTTCGCCCATGACCTAACATTCTTAATTTCAATTCAATCTCGTCTACGTGACAATTTATGACATTCCAGCTATTTCTAGCAAGTGTCTCCATTTTTTCATTTGTTGGGACGAGAGTTTTATTTGGAAAATAGTTTTGGACTAAATCAGAAGCATCGGACATTATCTTCTGATACAATGGAACATTACAGGCACAGCCCGGATTGTCTAAATATTTTTTTACCTCTGGATTGAGTGCATCAGGGAGCTTGCTCCTGAACATCGGATCCTTCAGTGCCGCCTTGATGTCCAAAAGTGTTATTGGATTTACTGACATTTCGTTTTTCCTTTAATGTAAAGCCACAGTAGGGACATTTTTTCAGACAATTCCTGTTATATGTCTCAAAAGGAACTTTCTTATTGTTTTCAATCTTGTCAAGTCCACGTTGAACGGGAATATAGCTTATTTTGTTTTTGATGTCAGACTCGTTTATTTTTTTTGAACAAGTGTTACACCAAAATTCACTTGCTAGAGACAATGGAATTAGCCTCCAAATAAGTCATGTAATTTGCAAAATACACCGAACAACAACTCGCTGCACATGCACCAGAAAAAACATATTTCAAAGAATCGATAAAGCCAAGGACATTAGAAAAACTCCCATAAAGTAAAAAACCGATGAATACACCTGACCAAAATCCGGTGCATTGATAACAGTTAAGTAGCTTCATTAAAAAAGTTCTATTGCCGGAACTATCAGTGCCATAGATTCGGGGGATGTACTTTTCCATGAAATCTTTTACTGGAACGAAAATTGTTCCCTCAACAATTATAGCAGTCATTCCAACTGAACCAAGAATTAAAAGCACAAGATCTCTAATTATTTCCATAAGGTGACTCCCAAATTTTTTCCGTTTCGTGTAATACAAATGTCCATAAAATTATAGTCATTTGGAAGATAGAATTCTGCATTTTCTATGTCAAAGTTGAAATTTTTTAACTTGCCATCTTCAAGTATGTCTACTCGAATTGGTTTGTTGTAATAATTCGATATTATTTGTTTTTCTTCGTCAGTAAGGGTTTTTAGAAATTGCTTTATAGCTGTTTTGCCCATTGCTTTTAAACTGGGATTCTTTAAAGCAAATTTCCAAGTTTTAATCAAATGAACTTTATCGACCAATTTTTTAGATAAATCTGGCTTATAAAAAACCAGTTCTTCTACATTTTGTTGATTAATAAAAAGCATGATTACTATATTTTAGTTAGTATTGTATTTTTTTGGAGAAAACTATGAGCCAAGATTTTAATGAATCACCACAAATAACTGGAAATTTACCACCCGGATTGCAGGCAGCCATAGCTGCACAAAAGAACCTACAGAAAACCAGTGCAGTCAACAATAGTAACTCATTTCCCGACCCAAATCAAGAAGAGTTTGTGCCACAACAATTTGTGCAACCGCCACAAGCCCAACCACAACCACCAAAGCCTAGGAATAAAAATTTTGTCCCCCCAAAACCACAGATGCCGGGCGCAGAAACTTCACAATTAGATATACTCTTGTCAAAACTACGACAATCAAATCTTGTATATGAAGAAGTTCAGCTACCAAGCATGGGAAAATTCTATTCTCCCGCCGCTGGAGTTCCGAAAGATGGAATTATACATATTAGACCTATGACAGGTGACGAAGAGCAAATTTTGGCAACGCCAAAGTTTATTAAAAAAGGAAAATCTCTTGATATGGTTTTTCAAAAATGCATTGAAGAGCCTATTAACCCAGAATTACTTTTTAGTATAGATCGAACCTTCCTACTTATTTACTTGCGTGGAATTTCTTACGGAAATGAATACGAAGTGCAAATTACTTGCCCATCATGCGAAAAGAAATTCAATACTACAATCGATCTAAACACCATTTCTGTAGAACGCCCAGAAGAAAATGTCAATGAAGAATTATCTGGTGTTCTGCCTGTATCGAATTTCAAATTCTCCTATCGAATTTCAACTGGCAAAGATGAGACTGCAACCCAAAATCATCGAGAAAGTCGCCTTAAGACATTCGGCGAAAACGTTGTTGATGATACGCTTCTATTTAAATTAGCTCAACTATTGGTTGAAGTTGAAGGCGTTACATCAAAGCAAGAATTGATAATCCTTTTGAGGAATCTTAGTGTTCAAGATTCAAACTATATCAGGAATGCAATAAATGAACCACCGTTCAAAATTGACACAACGATTCCTACTGGGTGCCCTTCTTGTTTGGCTGATTTCGATATTGATCTCCCATTAGAATCGAACTTTTTTTTCCCGAAGAAACGGCGGACGACAGAAACGTAGCCCTAGCATTTCTTCACCAAATATGGGAAGAATTATTTATCTGCGTTTATCATTTAAGAATGAGCGACCAAGAAGCAAGCGGTCTTCCAATAATAAAAAGAAAATATTACATCGAGCGCTTTATTAAACAGCGTGAAGATGAAAACAAGTACATAGAAGATCAATCAAACAAAAGGTAAAAGGAAAACTGAAAAATGCCAAACAAGAAAAGATATCAAAATCCGGTTATTGGCGACACATTAGAATTACAGCTTTTTGTTTACAATGCTAATGCTCCAGCAGATCTTCTTCAAATTTATAGCGTCGATATTTATGGTGTAAATCCAAATGGAGATCCAAATAATCCGCTTGATAGATTCCTAGTACAAACTATAGATGGTTCAAATGTAAGGAAAATAGAGACTGGCATCTATCAGGTGGATGTTTTGCTAGAAGCGCCACAATACCAAATTGGAACTTTTGTTGATGTATGGAAATCAGAAGTTGTTGCAGGCGAAGGCACTGTTGACATAACAAACATATTTGAAGTTTATCCCGACTTATGGTATAGCTTCACTCAACCGGCTGTTTACGATTTTGCATTCACTTTCCGTCCAAATAGAATGCGAAAAGGATCTAAACAATATTTAATTCTTGCAATCACGCCAAATGTCCCAACCGGATCAGATTTGAAACGATATTACGAGAATTTGGCAATCGCTGGAAACGCCTTAATGACCATGACAAGAATTTCTGGCCCTTGCTTGCCAGCAGAACCGCTTTTAAGAATAGCATATGAGGATCGACCACCCGATTATAAAGAGCTATTACAAAGCTTTTATAAGATTGATACAAGCGAATTAGAAGTTGGAATGTATAACGTATTTTTCTCACTTCCACTTGGAGATAACTTATTCGTTTCTGACAATATGGCATTCCAGATCTACGAATAATTTTTTTGCTTGAAGAAAAACTCATCCGGCAATTCAAGAACTTTCTTTAAAGG